GTGGATGAGACCGAAGCCATAGAAACCTAGTCCTGGCAGAAATTTGAAGTGGACAAAGTATTGAGTTTTCTTTTTCTTTGGATCTTCCGCTTTGTAGTTTCTTCTAATCGATAAAACTTTTCCAGATGTTTCATCAATCGTTACGATGTATGGTAATTTAATTCCTGTTGGCTGACCATCAGGACCTGTATCTTCAAAACCTTCTAAATCTAAATTCACGTGACACTCTAACAATGTATACACATCATCAGGTTTAGCTGTTTTCTTCGTGCCTTCTAATTCTCTTTCCTTAGCTTCTAATTGGTTTTCCATCTGTGCTGGTGTACCTAATTCAATATCTCTATAGAAACCTGCAACTTGTTGTTTTCTTAAATCGTTGCCAGAAATTTTTATTCGATGAATAATCGCTTCCGCATCATCTAATGAGGTAGCTGTGTACGGAACGATTAAATCATCTGCAGGGACAAACTTAGAAACTGCTCGTCCTAGTAAATCGTCATAATAAATTTTTTTAAATGCAGAACCTGCAAGAGGTAAATGAAATAACATAGAATCAAATTCAGGTTCATACTCTTGCATCTGATCCATGATTTGATAGTTCATAAAATCTTTTACACGTTGAGCCTGTTGTTCTTTTGGTGGAGTAACTGCTCCTAAAATTTGTGTTCTTACCGGACCATCGCTTGGTAATAATTCTTTATACGCCATCGCTTGAAACTGAGTTACCGCTTCAGCTAATACAGGATGTGTTGCACCACTTGCGCCTTGAAAAGGTTCTGTTCTGTTTTCGTATTTAAATCCTAATAAATCTAAACCTTGAGTATAAGATTGTTCCCAATCTTTTCTCGACATTTTGTAATCGTTATAATTTCCTCTAAGCTCACTGCCTAACGGATCGATAATATCATCAGGTAATAATTCTGCTAAGTTATCAAAATGATTTTCTGTGCCAGGAATACTAATTGCACCAGGTTCAAAATCTATCGTTGCACCACCGTCTTCTTCTGGAACAACTTCAACTGGACCTTTCTCAGGTAAAATTTCTTCTACGTTAACTTCCTGTGCGATCTCCTCTTCGCCAGGAACTTTAACTTCTGTTCTTACTTCGTTTGGAAGCGACTTGTCGATTTCTGCCATTTATTTTCTCCAATCTTACCGTTCTAACTTGTTTTAAGGGAATATTCAAGCCTTGAGGCGTGGGCCCTGATTTCGGTGGTATGGTTCTAGTTAGTTTTTTCAATAGTATACCCGTGTTCGTTTGATGTTATTTTGTTCGTCTACGTAATCTTCAGGATGTGTGACGAGTCCACCCTGTCTGAATCTCATGATCGCTTGTGTTGTTGAGTCCACTAAATCGTCATGATCTCCATAAGGAAACGCGGCACATTCTTCAATAACCTCTTCAGCAAACTTTTGATCTGGAGCCCAAATCATACCTGACTCAAAAAGCGGTGCACACGAATTAACTCTAACATGTTTATCATTTCCTTTGCTCGGTGTAAAGTTAACAACGGGTATATCCATCTTCCTTAATTCATAGGTCAAAGGTAGTCCCGATGCCTTCGATTCAATGATCACGGTTTCAGGATTCCAGTATTTATATTGCTCTAAGGCTAAACGTCGAAGCTCTGGAAACTCATATCTGCCTTTAATAGAATCTAACAATAGAAGATTGGCCCCTGAATCTTGGTCCGGGTAAAAAACTCCCCAGGTCGTAATAGCAGAATAGTCAGCGGAAGATTTTTTCATAAACGCCGTATCGTAAGATTGTATGACATGATGAAGTGTGGGTATGTAATCATGTTTCCATATTCGCCACCACTCACGTTTTAGAATAGCACCTTCTTCTGACGTTGGGTTTTGCATCCACTGTGCATTCCATTTACCAACGGGTAATGTTGCTTGAACCTTCTCTAGTTCATCTAACTTCCAATACTCTGGCCAAACAGGTTTAGCTTCTTTTGTTCCATGGTCCATGATTGCTGGAAATTGGACCACGTGCCATTTGTCAGCTTTAGCTTCTTTCTGATTAGCAACTAACAATCCTGTTAAATCTTTTTGTGACCAACGCGTCATAACCAAAACAATTTTACCACCGGGTTGTAAACGTTGACGTGGTCCTGATGTGTACCATTCATAAGCAGACTCTAATGCTGTTTTAGATTGTGCATCTTGTTCAGAGTGAGGATCGTCAATAATTAATAGATCCGCGCCCCGTCCTGTAATAGCTCCGCCAACACCGGCTGCAAAGTATTCACCGCCTTGTTCCGTTTCCCAACGACCCGCGGCTTTTGAATCTTCCTGTAATTTTGTAGAGAAAACTTTTTTATACGCATCACTGTCAATTAAGTTTTTTGCTTTACGACCAAACCTTACGGCTAGTTCTCCTGTGTGCGTTGCTTGAATGATCTTGAGCTTTGGATCACGGCCCACCATCCACGCTGGCAAAAGGAAAGATGAGAACTCAGATTTCGTATGCCTTGGTGGCATGTTAATAATCAATCTGTTTATTTCACCTGATGCAAGTTTATTAAATTTATCTGCAATGTGTCTATGGTGCGCGCCTTCAATAAAATCTGGCCAGACACATTTGACGAAGGACATAAAATCAGCTTTGGCTTTAGCTTGGATTAATTTCTCAGAGAGCTTAACTTTTATCTTGAGATATTCCTTTCTAACGTCATTAGGTAACTTAGTTATATCTATATTTCGATTCATTTCAAATTTTGCAAAAAATTTTTTAGGCTTCAATTATTTTTTTATAAAAAATTTTTTGGGTTGTCTTTTTTCTTCAAAACGATTTTTAGCTGGTATAACTGTATAAATCAAGCATATATACATACATTATAACATCCATATTTAAAAAAAGGGGGGTCAATAAATTGACCCGCACCAAAAACGCGCGCGCTTTAGGATCCATAAACAAAAAACCCCGCGCCACTGTTCATGGCGCGGGGCTATACTTCTTACGAGGGAAGTCTGTTATTTTTTAAACTTGATTACGTTAGCTTTAAAAGAAGTGTTTAATTTCTTTTGCCTTAGTTCCTCTTTTTTGCGGTCGCTATAATCTTGGTACATGAACCACGCGCCAGAGATCAGGAAACCGCCTATTAATATTTTAAGTTCTAGTTCCATGTTTCACCTGCGCGTCTATTCTTTGAGTATTCGCGTCCTCTCTTTTTATTCTCTCTTTTCGTTCCTGTTCAGTTTCAAGAGGTGGTTTTATAAAACCTTCTTTTAAGCCATACTTAATAAAACCTTCTTGCCATTTTTTTGATACTGTCATTTATACCGCCTGACTTTCCACGTCTGCGAAACCATCAAGTTCAGCCGTACATGCTAAACAATGGAACCACGGACGATTATCGTTATAAGAAAGAGTGTTAGTATCTATTTTGCTAACATCTGCATTTTCTTTTTTTGGTGTATCCCCTTTTATAACAGCTTTAAACTTTCCGTTTTCCTGCTGTTCGTATCTTACATCGAACCAAGTCTCTTGGCCTTGGAATGGTGCCGGCACATATTCAATCTTATCTGATTTACAATGTACGCAAGTTAGTTTTTCTTTTTTCATTTTCTCTCCTTGTTAAAAATATATTAATTCTTTATTAGTAGGATTTTAAGGGACTTTGTGTTCATTATGGGTTTTTATTCATTTTATATCTATTAATTAATAATGATTAGTTTAAAAGAATATTTATGAAAGCAAATAAAAAAGAGTTGTTATATTCAAAGATCACGAAACACGGGCAAGATTTAAAGCGTGTCTTTAATCTTGACCCAACAACCGATCCCGTCAAACTATGTAAGAAGTTGTTAAGGCTTGAAAACAAAGCCCATAGATTAGCGACTGATTTTTGTAACGGGGACGTTGATCAAATTGAATTTGACACAAAAGGCGACAAGATATTGAAAAAAGTTGAAACCATTTTAAAAGATAAAAAACATCTTTTATTAAATGGGGACGCGCGGGGTTATGCTCTTAAAATTGATGATGATTTTTTGAGAATTAATAACCTCTCTATTTTTCGAGATTGGGGCGGGTTTGGAATAGTCGCGCCTGATTTTAGAGAAGTAGCTTGAGCCGTGAACCAATGAGGCTGGCACATTAACAAGTGTCTATGTAACAAACGAAAGGGTCGGATTGGTTCGCGGGTCAAGCACTATGAGCAATCCTTAAGTGGAAATATAAAATCTTTAACTGTGCTTGGCCTTTTCATTTTTTACCTTGAGGGTTTTGAGCCGTTAATCACGGCTCAAGGCTCAAGCGCCTAAATTCTCAAGCGTGAGGCCGACCTCATCAAACGTGGACGCGCAAGCGCGAAAACCACAAGCGACAGGCGCAACTTTCATACCGCGACGCACAAGCGCCATGATACATGAACCATGGAACAGGGACACTGAAGAAGTTTTGAGGGTGGACGGGTCGAGGGTCTTGACCATGATAAAAGTATTAGCGGGGTGTGTTTTATGCCACGCAATTTGATGGGGTGAAAATTTAATCTTGTTGCCTTTTACGACTTTCAACTCAACTGTGAAGAATTGCTGTTTTTTATTATATCCCAATAGGTCTGGCATACCTAAAAGACTTAAATTCTCTACTCTATTCCATAAAATAGAACGGATATTTTTCTTTATTTCTTTATAAAATTTTACCTCAGGGGTCATGGCTTTTTTAAGGCAACAGTACCACAAAAAAGACACAATCTAAAATGGTAAAATATAGGCTTGACAGACCCATATAATGTAGGATAAATAGGGACTATGAAAGATATAAATATGAAAAATATATCAGATCGTTTCAAAGATATTGGCGGGATATTTAATCATACTCGCAAAATGTTCACGGCGGTTGATATTAAACTAAAGACATTTGATAAGCTGTTTAATTTAATGATTATTATTAATGTTTTATTAATAATTTGCGTTGCATTACTCACTTACGAAGTGTCAAACTTGAAGGGGTAAAATGAGGAAAATAACCTTAAACCATGATAAAAGAAAAATACTAGCTGACGAAATAGAAAATCACTATAAGAGTAAAGCTAGTAAAGAACGTAAAGCCCATATAAAATCTATTAAAGATTTTGACAAAAACATAGACAAAGTCTTTTCTTTAATAGTCAAGTCAATCAAAAAACATCAACCGCCCAAAGACGTGGAAACGGTTAAAAGTATGATTGATAAATACGGGGACGGTGGCGGACAAATACATAATGACAATTGTTTTTATTTTGAAACGCCAACAACGGATGAGGAAGGAAACGAGAGGACAAAAGAAATTAATCTCACGTTTGACTTGTCCGACAGTTTTAAAAGATCATACTATCACGATTTTATAAATAAAAATGGATATGACCCCCATTTTTACCATAAATATAGGTCGCAATCGTATGACAGAAGAAGAAATAAAGATCACGACTTCCACCGAACGAATATAGATAACTTAATTGATAGGTCTAACGGGGATAAACCCG